ACTATGCAGCTATGTTGCAGTGCAGCAATAAAGTTATCCACAGAGTTATCCACAGGCTGTGTTGTGCAGTGCAGCAAATAGATGTGGCTATGTTGCACCACAGCATAGGGACAGCATAGGGACTTCATTGTGCAACGCAGCAATGGTGCAGTGCAGCAGGCTATGCACCAATAAGGGGCAGTAGTGGTCACATAATGACCAGCAGCTATGGCTGTACAGGCATACAGGTCTCTAAAATGCTCTAGAAAGCCTCAGGACAGGTTTTCTAGGTTTAGGCTAGGCAGGTATCAACCGAGGCTCGCTAGCGGTTTTTCTAGTATTCATGCGGGTTCTAGGCCGATTTGACCACACTACAGAGTCAGGTATTTATCCACAGCCTGAGAATACCTGAGCAGAGAAGTCAAGATAAGGGTTTTCCCTAGTATCTTCGCTGGATCTTAGGCGTTATATTAGAGTCTGAGTTAAACAATTAAACCACTAAGAAAGGCACTACCATGAGCATCAAAGTCGGAGATAAAGTGAAGTGTTTTGTGAACACTACTAAGAAGAACGGTGGAGAGCCCAGAGAAGTCAATCAGTGGGTCTCGGGTATCGTCTACCATATCGGGGAGACTGTGCTAGCATTTGAGACTGACAACGGGCACATATACGGTGTTAAGATTGAAGCTGTGACGCTAGCCTAACTGACGAGCCTTAAATAGGCGAAACTGTCGAGAGACAGTCTTAGGCAAACTAACTAAAAAGGACTACACCATGAGAACAATTAGCACTCAAAACTACACAATCGAGTTAAACGGGGATTCCGTGTATTTCGAGCATGACCGCCTAGGCGACGAAAAAGCCGCCAGACTGCGTTTTGAATTTCGCAGGTTAGTCGATTGTTCAGGCGTTTCGATCATTCCCCGTGAAGTAGTTGACGCACTCAAGGCAGAGGGTTATCTCTGCCGGTTCGATGAGTCGCCTTTTTCTCTCAATCTATCTTAAAAGGACTACACCATGAAAAACTATCACAACATTGAAAAGCACACACTACACCGTGGAGAGTACATTGGCTATGATGCCAATGGTTACGGATGGCGCATTGGTAAATCTAACAGCAGTTATGGTACTTGGTGCGGGGTTTCTAAGCACCACCCAAATAAGTTTATTTTTGCCTTTGGTCTTGACAAGATGTCTGTCAAACTATCAGAATTCAAAGAAGCACCCACTCTGTAAATATAACCAAACCAAAGAAAAGGAACCTAGACTATGAAAACCACAATTAACTTACACCAATTCCGTGATGCTTTCTACCGCATGGATCGCAAAGATCAATTCTCTTATGAGGGCTTAGAAGTGCTGTTCAACGGCCTCGAAGAGTACGAGGAAGACACAGGCGAAGAGATGGATTTTGACGTGATAGCCTTGTGCTGCGATTTCTCGGAGATGACTGCGGAAGAGATTCAAAGACAGTACAAAGTAGAGCATGACGTTGAAGACGAGGCCGATCTTCAAGACAGCGTCGAGGCGTTTTTGTGGAATAATACTTGGGTGCTAGGACAGACCAACGCAGGTGCTTACATCTTCCGTCAATTCTAAGGGGCTATAAAATGAAAACATTTCAGATATTCCGCACTGTTTCGTGTGAGTACTTTATAGAGGCAGAAACAGAGGAAGAGGCAATCATGAAGATGGACAAGGGCTATGTAAAGCCCTCAGATGAAACGGAGTTGTCTATGACCGTAGCAGACACGCACGACGGCATTAGTTGGGAAAACGAAAAGGAGGCCGTATAATGAGCATGCTAGAATATGCAAGTATTGCTGTACTTTTGCTAGGCTGTGCCGGTGTTATCATGATTTTTAAACCATGGGACTTAGACTAATCAAAGGAGCATTAAAAATGAAAATCTTAGTTTATGTAGAATGTGGATCATTGAGTGATTTAGATGAAACCCTTGGACTGGGTGTAGATCAGGGCATAATTGAAAAGTATGCGGCTCTGACCATAGACGGCTCTCCAATCGTTTACGAGATTGGGCAAGACTCTAATCCCGAAGTTCTTTCAGGCATGGCTATTCGATGCGCTGGAATAACGGAGGAATAACATGAAGCATAAACAATGCAGTGCAGATCAAACAAACATGAGCAGCCTACGAGGCTATGTAAACGCCACTTATGACGAATTGTGCCGCTGTTTCGGGGCACCAACAGTCTTCATTGGCGATAAGACCAATGCAGAATGGTTTATAGAATTTGAAGATGGCTCAGTCGCCACAGTCTACGATTGGAAACTAGACCATATACCATTGGGACCATATCGATGGCATATCGGCGGCTTTGATGCCTACGCTGTTGCATCTGTCCACGAGGCCATGATAGAATCAAGACTGTCTAACTTTACAGAAAAGCAGAGGGCACTATGTTATTAACGAATAAAGAAGTGGTTGATATCTTAGACGATAGGCTAGATTACAGCGATTTCGGCAATTGGCACGGCAACGAAGACGATTTGATCGAATTTGCCTACCATATCGTCAAAGCAGAGGATGAGAAAAGGCTAAAGTTAGCCTATGAGAAGGATCGTCTTAGAGATGCCCATTTTAGCGAATCGATGACTGCTTTTGATGCCCTAACCATTAAAAAGGGGGCATCCTAATGCGTTGCCGTTCCTGCGATGAGGCATTGACTGATTATGAGACAACGATAAGGTCGTTGCACACTATGGAATATGTCTCTATGTGTAAACAGTGCCTAAAATCGATTAAAACCGACCTCTGTGCCGTTGGAAATGTTTCCCTGATGTCTGAGGCCGATGAAGTCGAAGAAGGCACAGAAGCCGATTTGGACCCCTTAGCGGGCATTGATGGTTTTGATGATGGTAACGATGACCCTTGGCAGTCTCGATAGCACTTGGCACGATTCTTGCTATTAAAGACTATATTGACTAAATAGTCTATTATGAAAGAATATTTTAAAATCTTTACTCTATAGAGAGACAATAAAGAAAGGTAGGACTCAATGGAAAATGATGACTTAGAACGAATTTATTGGTTTTGTGTTTCCGACTGTGTTGATCTATTGGCTCATGGCTCTACCGACATTGAGACTTTGCTTAATGATGTCTACGAAGCCCTGAAGCGCACTAAGCCAGAATCTGGCACTTGTGTTGCCCTTTTGGCAATCATTGACCAATTGGCTCAGGAAAGGACTAGGATCAATGCTAACTCAATCTAAAAACAGGTTCGTTAGGCATACTGAATGCCCTGATTGTGGCTCTTCAGACGGTAGGGCAGTCTATTCAGACGACAGCACCTATTGTTTTGTGTGTCACAAAGCCTCTAAAACGCTCTCAGAGGGCTTCTCTGACCAAGGAAGGGGTAAGGTACTACCGATGACACAGAAACCCGTTGTAGAGCCTCTAAAGGGCATTAGCGGTCAATTCCTCAGCATACCTGAGCGAGGTATCACAAAAGCCACTTGTGAGGCTTATGGTGTCAGACAAACAGGGACAGAACATTATTATCCTTACTGTGATGATAGGGGCAACGAAGTGGCTTTCAAGGTCAGATCCGTGGCTGACAAGCAATTCAGGTCTCAAGGAAACATTAAAGAGGCTATCTTGTTTGGTCAGAATCGGTATCCTGCCGGTGGTAAATATCTGACCATCTGTGAGGGCGAGTTAGATGCCTTGGCGGCTTTTCAGATGACAGGTTCTCTTTATCCTGTGGTTAGTATCAAGAATGGGGCACAGTCGGCTGTAAAGGACTGCCAAGCCCAATTCGAGTATATCGACAGCTTTGAGACTGTGGTGCTTGCCTTTGATGCTGATGAACCCGGACAAGAGGCGGCTCTAGCCGTTGCTGACCTATTTGGCTCTAAGGTCAAGATCATGAAAATGTCTAAGCCTTACAAGGATGCCTGCGACTATCTCAAGGACAACAAATCTGCGGACTTTGTGAAGGCATGGTGGGCAGCAGAGACTTATGTGCCTGATGGCATCGTTGCTGGCTCTGAGTTGTTTGAGTTAGTGATGCAGCCCTTGCCAAAGGCTCAGGCACACTATCCCTATGCTGGCCTAAACGACATGACAGGCGGTATCAGACAGCAAGAGATGGTTGTGGTCACTGCTGGCTCTGGCCTTGGCAAATCTCAGTTCATCAGAGAAGTGATTTGGCAATTGCTTTGTGAGACTAAGGACAACATCGGGATTATGTTCCTCGAAGAGTCGGTTAAGCGGACTGCCTTGTCTCTGATGTCATTGGCGATCAATAAGCCATTGCACCTAGCAGAGACTGAGGCAACAGAATCGGCTAAAAAAGAAGCCTTTGATAAGACCCTTGGCTCTGATAGGCTATTCTTTTATGACTGCTTTGGCTCTACCGCAATCGACAACATCATCAATCGGGTTCGATACTTTGCCAAAGGGTTAGACTGCAAGTACATTCTGCTAGACCATGTCTCTATCGTGGTGTCTGCTCAGGATCATGGGGATGAGCGCAAAGCCATCGATGAGATTATGACCAAGCTGCGAATGATTGTGCAAGAGACAGGCGTGGCCTTGTTTGTGGTGTCCCATCTTCGCAGGCCAGAGGGCAAAGGCCATGAAGAGGGTGCAGCCACTAGTCTGTCCCAATTAAGGGGTTCAGCAAGTATTGGACAACTAGCCGATATGGTGTTAGGATTAGAAAGAGCAGCACAGCATGAAGACCCAATCGAGCGCAATACCACTAGGGTCAGGGTTATCAAGAACCGATACAGCGGAGAGACTGGTAAAGCCTGTGCCGTTCTCTACGATAAGCACACAGGCCGCATGAATGAGATAACGGAGGCCGCACTATGATTGACTGCACCAATCAAACAAACATAGACATCAAAGTAAGAGATGAATTACAAAATACATTGAATGATATGAAAGCAGCTTTAAGTTACAGACAGATGGGGTCAGGATTACCTACATATTGCTTAGATGAAATTCATGATTGTAAAACGATGAGAAAAGTAATAAATTCTTTAGATACTGTGATTGAGTATTGTTATTACATTGAAGATGATAAGGAGAACACATGACATCCGCACTACTGATAGGTTGCTTTGCTTTTATATCATCAATACTGAAAGGTTTGAAATGACTGAATATTCTTACGACTATTGGAACGATGCTGACTACGACACTGTTGACTACAGTGCTCTTGAGCAGCTAGAAGAGCGCATCAAAGAGGTTGAAGAGGTCAACGAAGAACTGACAGCACAGATCAAGGTTGCAGTTAAACTGATTAGTAAGTTTAATCACCCTGAAGATTATGGGCACTTGCTCGACTCTGATGCAAAGCGTGAAGTAATGGACTTTCTAAAAATCTATGGAGATTATCTAAAATGAAACTAGAACTGGAGGTGGATACCTATGTTGGATTGGGCGATAGTGGTAATGTTGAGTGTCTTATTTTTACTGATGACAGCCCCATTCCTGCTATGACAGCAGATAAGAAGCTGGAAGCACTGACGCTGGAGTTCATTGAATTGCGACAGGCACAGGGCAAGTTCTCGCCTGACCATGAAGCCCAAAGACAGGCACTGATGAACGCATTTGAAGACTGCCTAGCACTGCTGAAGCAAGCATGAGTAGCTGGCTGATCATCGTAACCGGCTGCATCTATGCCTACATTGCAGCAGAGCAGGGCATGAAGGGCAACATTGCTCTTCTGGTGGTGTATGCCGGTTATGCCTTTTCTAACGTAGGGCTTTATTGGATGGCTACAAAATGACTAACTACCTGCTTTTTCTGTTATTTGTCGTTATCTTCGCCCTTTGGCTGGCTTATAAGGAGGATTAAATGTCTAAGCAACGAGTGTCTGGCGTGCCCTATGAGGTTGAACTTAGTCCCTACAACCCATTAGACTACATAAAAACTAAGGCTGACTTGGATGCTTATGTGTCTGCCTACTGTGCCGACTTAGAGCGTGAGAACGCTATGATGAGGGCTAGGATGCAAAGGCTTGAAGATGAGAACCGTACACTGGATGCCTTGGTGTTTCGGCTTAATACAGAACTGATGAACCTAAAGAACACCATCAAATGAGCCCATGTAAAACAATTTGCAAAGTTGATCAAACAGGTGTATATTGTATTGCCTGCTTTAGACTGATGTCAGAGATTGAGGATTGGCCTAAGATGGACGACACACAGAAGGCCTTTGTAGTTGCAGCTTCAGAGTTAAGGAGGATAGCAAATGAAGCCGATAAGCGTTACAAGCGTGATAAATAAGAGTGGTGTATTGACATTGTACTTACTGACAGATGACGGCAAATTACTGAAGAAGAGCGAAGATGACCGAGATTGGCAACAAATCGATAGTTTTTCTGGACATAGAGACCAACTCCCAGTTGAGCCAAATCCACCTGTGCGTGACAAAGGAACTAAGAAGCGGAGAGGTTAAATGTCATCACAAGGCCGACACTTTATTAAAAATGTTAGAGGAACAACCACAAGTAGTAGCGCACAACGGAATCAGCTTCGACTTCCCAATCTTGAACAGGCTTTGGAATACGAAGATCACTCCGTCGATGTGCATAGACACCCTAGTCATGTCAAGGCTGATGAGTCCAAACCGAGAAAACGGACACAGCCTAGAAAGCTGGGGAAACAGGCTAGGCAGAAAGAAGATAGACTACAAGAGGGTCTGGCACAGGATCAACAAACTCTCTTTTGACAAGAAGAGCACTCTACCGTTTGACCAGCCACACCCCAAACTGTTAGAGCGTTATTGCAGGCGTGATGTAGAAGTATTGGAGTTAACTTACTTTGAACTTTTAAAGGAGCAACAACATTATGGTTTCTCGGAAAAGAGTATCGAACTCGAACACAAAGTCGCAGCCATCATCCATAAGCAGGAGCGAAACGGTTTTAAATTCGATCTGCCAACGGCTATGGTATTTCTGGCAGGACTTAAAGATAAAATGGGCGCAATTGAGGCATCCTTACAGTTCATCTTTCCTCCAATCACAACCGAGCGTTATTCAGAGAAAACTGGAAAGAAACTCAAGGACGATATCGAAGTCTTCAACCCCGGCTCGAGGCAGCAAATCGCCAAGCGCCTCCAAGAAAAAGGTTGGAAGCCGCAGCACTTCACGGACAACGGTCAAGCCAAAGTAGATGAAACAGTACTTGCAGGAGTTAATATTCCAGAAGCGCAAGCTATTGCCGAATACTTACTGCTTCAGAAACGGGTGGCTATGGTTGAGTCGTGGATTGAGAATACGACTGACCAGCAACGGATTCACGGTAAGGTCATCACAAACGGAGCAGTCACGGGAAGAATGACGCACCAAAGCCCTAACATGGCCCAGGTGCCCTCCGTTGGCTCTCCGTATGGGATAGAGTGCCGAAGTCTCTTTACCGTGCCAAAGGGCTATAAACTCGTTGGTGCTGATGCCAGTGGCTTAGAGTTGCGTATGTTGGCTCACTATATGAAGGATCAAGACTATGTTAAGACGGTCACAGAAGGCTCGCAGGATTTGGGAACTGATGTACATACCAAGAACCAGCAAGCTGCGGGGTTATCTACAAGGGCGCAAGCCAAAACGTTTATCTATGCATTCCTCTATGGCGCAGGGCCTGCCAAAATCGGGTCGGTTGTTGGTGGTTCAGCGAAGGAAGGGCAAAGGCTCATCGATTCTTTTCTTAGGAACACGCCAGCTTTGCAGGCTCTTCGCAGCACGGTTGACAAACTCTCCGATAAAGGGCACCTACCGGGTCTTGATGGACGTAGGCTATTC